AGGTAACATAAATGGAAATCACAATTAAGGAGAACCTGCATAATGGCATGGTATGACACAGGCACAGTTAGTGTCACAAACGGATCAACTACAGTCACGGGGGCTGGCACAAACTTCGTTGCTGGGGTGCAAGTCGGGGAAGGCTTCTCTGGACCTGATGGTCGAATTTACGAGATTCAAGCTGTCATATCTGCGACTGCACTGACCCTCGCAGACCCATACCTTGGTTCAACACAGACAGGACAGGACTACAAGATTGTCCCTACACAGTCTCTTGTAGCCAATCTAGCTTCACAGGTCTCCACGTTAATCTCTGACTTTCAGGGTGTCGTGGATGAAGCTGGCGCAGGTAAGTTTGACGATGGTACTGCTGCCTCCGCAGGTATCACCTTTCTACAGGATCAGGACACTGGATTCTTTCGTCCCGCTGCAAACCAAATTGGCATGACCACCTCTGGTGTACAGAGGGCATTGCTAACGTCCACTGGCCTTAACAGCACTATCATTGGTGCAACAACCCCTGCGGCGGGTACATTTACGAACCTCACGGGTACTACTGACGCTACACTTAACGGCCTAACTGTCGGCAAAGGCGGTGGGGGCTTAACCACCAACACTGCTGTTGGCAACTCTGCGCTAACGTCAAACACTTCAGGCGGCAACAACTCTGCGTATGGTTATCTGGCTCTACAGTCAAACACCACAGGCGGCAACAACACCGCTGTGGGACGTCAGGCTCTAACGCAAAACACTGAAGGCAACAGCAACACTGCTATGGGTTTTCAGGTTCTAAATTCAAACATTTCAGGCGGCAACAACTCTGCGTATGGTTATCAGGCCCTACAGTCAAACATTACAGGGGGCAGCAACACTGCTGTGGGTCTTCAGGCTCTACAGTCTAACACTTCAGCTTCCTTCAACACTGCGGTGGGACGTGAGGCTCTACAGTCAAACACTACAGGTGCCAACAACACCGCTCAGGGTTATCAAGCTTTAAAATCTAACACTTCAGCTTCCTTCAACACTGCGGTGGGACGTGAGGCCCTACGGTTTAACACCACAGGCGCAGGCAACGTAGCTCAAGGTTTTCAGGCTCTATATTCAAACACCGAAGGCTCCAACAACGTAGCTCAAGGGAATAATGCCCTACGGTTTAACACCACAGGCATCAACAACACTGCTCATGGTCAACAGGCTCTATATTCAAACACCATAGGTATTGGCAACGTTGCGGTGGGACATCTGGCGCTGTTTGATAACGTTTCAGGGAGCGAAAACACCGCTCTTGGGAGTCAGGCCCTAAAGGATGTAACCACAGGTTCTGGCAACCTCGGCATGGCGCCTAGAAACAGTAATGGAACGTTCGCACCTGTATTCAACCCGCAGGCCGCAGACAATCGCATAATAATGGGCCACACAAGCGTCACCAACGCTTATGTTCAGGTTGCTTGGACTATCGTGTCTGACGCCCGTGACAAAGCTGCTTTTGCCCCTGTGCCTCACGGCTTAGACTTCGTGAACTCTCTGAAACCTACAGAGTACCAGTTCAAGGAAAATGGTCGTGACGGTGAAGCTGACGGGATCAAGCGCTATGGCTTCTTGGCCCAAGATGTGCTGGAGCTTGAAGGCGACAATCCAGTCATCGTAGACACTGAGGACTTGGATAAGCTCAAACTCAAGGAGAGCAATCTCATCCCCGTGCTGGTCAACGCCATTCAAGAGCTGACCGCAGAAGTACAAACCCTTAAAGCCAAGCTGGAGGCAAAATAATGGACAACGACAACATCATTACCGAAGACGAAGTGCAGCGACACTACAATGCCGCAATGGACAGTGTGAACCTGCTTAACGCAGGCAAGCCTGAGGAGATGGATCAAGCTGAGTGGGATGACACTGTCGCTCGCAATGTTGAACATCTCAAGATCATGGTCGCCAAAGACTACTGGACAACACAAGACCTCGCCCCGCTGAATGATGCTATTGCTGGGTGAGGTGTCGAACAATAGGAGATTAATACTTTGTCGTACACACTAGGTAACAGAAGCCTACAGAACCTATCAGGCGTACACCCTGATCTTGTAGCTGTAGTTAAACGTGCCATTGAGATCACTGAGCAAGACTTCAGTGTGATCGAAGGTATCCGTAATATTAACCGTCAACGTGAGCTTGTTAAGGCTGGTAAGTCCACCACAATGAACTCACGACACCTAACTGGTCATGCTGTAGATATTGCCCCTTGGCCTATTTCATGGGATTGGGAGTACTTCTACCCTATCGCTGATGCTATGAAGCAAGCCGCAGAGGAACTTGAGGTTGACCTTGAGTGGGGCGGGGATTGGAAGTCTTTCCCTGATGGCCCACACTACCAACTCTCTCGAAAGACGCACCCATGACGAATGAAGACCCACAATGGCATTTATCTAAAAGCATACCATTGACTTTTGTCTTGGCTATCCTTGGGCAGACTGTAGCACTGGTATGGTTTGTGTCGTCACTAAATAGTGCTATCGACAGTAACACAAGAGACCTAATGCGCCATGAAGCTCGCCTCAATACTTTAGAGAAGGTGGTACAACAACAAGCTGTAACTATGGGTCGTATTGATGAAAACATAAAGTCTATCCGCCTTATGATGGAAGATAGTCGTAAGCCAAGGTAGTAGCAATGATTGACCCTATCACAGCTTTTGCTGCCGCACAGACAGCCGTATCAGCCATTAAAAAAGGCATACAGTTAGGCAAAGACATTGGTGGTATCTCTGGTGACTTGGCAAAGTTCGCTGGGGCTATCTCCGACATAGACTTTGCACACAAGTCAGCAGAGAACCAACCTTGGTATGCTGTATTGTTTGGAGGTACTGGCCCAAGTGCGATGGACATATTCGCCAAGAAGAAACAAGCAGAGGCATTACGTGCAGAAATTAAGCAGTATATTCAGTTTGGATACGGTCAAAGTGCTTGGGAAGAACTTCTCCGTATTGAAGCGCAAGTGCGTAAAGAACGTCAGAAAACTCTGTATCGTAAAGCGGAGATTAAGCAGACGATTATTGAGTGGACTGTGGGCGTATTGGTTTTGGTATCAGGGGTTGGTATTCTTGGCGTGGTCCTTTATTTTATCGGCAAGAAGCAAGGGAAATGGTGATGAAGATAACACCTGAGTGGCTTGACAAATGGCGGATATGGCCTAGACTGATTATTAGTTTGTATGGCTATGCCTTCTATAGCACGACAGCATGGTTCATGGCTCTACCTGACCCAACTAACGCACAAGCTGGGTTCGTTTCTGTCATAGTAGGTGCTGGAGCAGGGTTCTTTGGGATATACGTCAATGGTAAAAATACGCACACTATCAACACTACTCACAGCGACACTTCTCTTAAGTAGTTGCAGTCAACTTAACCCCCTGTCATTTCTATCGGGGGGTACTAACGTAGCAGCGAACACACAGATCGGTCGAGAGAACACCCAGACTATCGGGATAAATAACTCAAGCAGACCTGTACTTAGACCAGAAGGTCCAGTAGACACTGTCGTACAAGACAACAGCACAACAAAGAACACTGAGGTTGATCCCCTTTTGTTGTTGCTCCTTGTGCTTGGTTGGTTAGCTCCATCCCCCAGTGAAATGGGCAGAGGTATACTGAAATTATTTAGACGCAAGTAATACAACCAAGTTATAAATACAAAGAAGCCCACCCTAGTGTAAAAACTAAGGTGGGCTATTTTCGTTTTAGGGGGTCTTACTGTCAGCTTGCTCCATTAGGATAGCACCAACGACCATTTGAGTGTCGTCAATTTCATCCTGTAGCCTTCCTACCTTGTATGCTAGATACAAAGATACAACAAGCTGTGCTACTACAGCCATCTCCATCCAAGTCATTGGTGCTTCTCCTCTAGTGCTTCATTCATCTTGTTAAGATACCATTGGGCTTTCTTCATGTCCTCTACAGGGTTCTGCTTGTAGCGATACCTGTGCTGGTACTTAATCATGTTACCGTGACAGTAGGCGATAAAACCCTCCACACCTAACACCTGTTTAATGTAGTCGATACACTCAATCCCACCTTGGTTATAGTGGGCTGGCTTTTCCACGGGGTCATATTCGTGCATCTTGGTTACTTCTTTCCATTTAGCCACTATAGCTTCTCCAAATATAAAATTGCCACTTTCATTACTTCTGTGTCATCCTTAAAT